GACACCCCCGCGCATGGTGTCGTTGGATATTTGGTACGAGGACACTTTCAAGTCCTACGCCGAAGCGCGCGGGGAGGACCCCGAGGCGCTGGCGCTCAAGGTCTACTGGTCCCGCATCGTCCTGCCGTACTGGGACGCCTTCCGAATCTTCGTGGCGGTCCGTGACGTGCGGTACGCGCAGGTGAACGCCGCGGATTCTTCGGGGTCGTCGCACCTTTCCGCGTTCCGGGACTACCTGTGGTATACCGCAGGGTACCTTTCCAATCCAGACCTCGCCCCGGGCATGTCAACGCTGTTCACAAACAGGCTCTACGATAGTAGTGTCCGGGGCATTGCATACTTAGGGACAGTCTGCAACCCCAAGTACAGCTACAGTGTGTCTAGCATGCGAGACACGACAATGTACGGGCCACCAACCGTACCGCACGAACTGGGCCACAACATGGGAGCCGATCATGACCCGGCTTCCGGGAAGATAATGTTCGCTGCTGTTTATACAGGCACTCTCTACAACGGTTTCAGCCAGCTTTCGGTCGATGCAATTGAGGCCGAACTGGCGCCCCTGCCGACTGTATTTCAAACTGACTGCGTGGTGGAGTTCTAGATATGAAACATCTTCTCGCTGTTCTTTTGCTTGCCGCGGCGCTGCCCGCGGCTGCAATCTCGACCGACGACCTGGTGAATCGTGGCATCCCCGCTGAGTGTCTGGCCTACGACACGAACTGGCAAATCGACCCGGCACCGCCGCCTGACCCCGTGGACCCGCCCCCGGACCCCGTAGAGCCGCCTCCTGATCCCGTAGAGCCCCCGCCGGACCCTGTTGACCCTCCGCCCCCGACCGACCTGGGGCTGGATGTTGGTGTTCAGGTAGCAGCATGTGATTATGACGCATCGTCCGGCCTGAGCGTGGCCCAGTGCCCGACGCGACAGGCGCTGAGTGGTGCAGGTGCCTACCTTAAATTCAATGGCATGGACCTTCGGAACGCTAACTGCGTCACAGTGCTCATGCCCAACGAGGCAAACCGAGGAATTGTCGTGCAGGTGAATGGCACGACCCTGGGCAGGCTGCCGTCGGCTGGGCCTGTCACAACCCAGTTCGAACCGATGGACTGCACCAATTGCACGGTCCAGCTCTATCAGGACGGCTCATTCGGGAGTACGTTCGTCTGGCTCTACTGGCTAGAGTTCGGGGTGTGCAACTAATGGCCGAAACTCACACCGAAGCTGAACGCGAGCTTGCCGCCCTTGTGCAGCAGCTTCTCGACATGCCCGCACCACTGGATTGGGCGCAGGTACATACCGTCGGGGAGGAAATTATGCAGCTTGCAGACGAGCAAGTCTTGTAGCCTAAGAGGTGTACTGTGCTTGACTTCATGACCTTCCTTGCCGCGCATTCCGGCGAGATTCTTGGCATACTCGCCGCCCTTCACGGGCTGGCTGTGGCCGTAGTCAACCTGACCCCAACCCCGAAAGACGACGCCATCGTCGCCAAGGCATACCGGGTCATCGAGGTCCTCGCCGGCATTCTGGTGCCGAGCAAGGCCAAGCAATAGTCAATGCCCCGGGCGTGGTCTTTCAAACTCACTTTGGTCGGTGTGTTGTGGCCATGACCCGGGGCACCCAAAAATGGAGAGGCTCATGCTTGACGTAATTATTGACGGTGTTCGCTACTTCGCCGCTGACTCGCTGCCGTGCGACGCGCCGACCGAGGACGACCCTTTCGACGAGGGCGACGACTTCATCGAGACGGAGCCGTTCACTTACGGAGAGGGTATCGGCCCGGACGGGCGCTGGTTCCCCGTGCAGTTCGACGCCGACGATCCGCCTATCCAGCGCGCGTTGAGCGACTTCGACATCAAGACGACGGCGCTCGCATTCGACGTGCCGGCAGCGCACGTTGACGCCGTGCGGCAGGTGGAGGCCGCGGGCTCCGGGTTCCTGCTGAACGAGCCGATGCCCGCGCGCCCGAAGATTCTGTTCGAGGGCCACTGGTTCTACAGGCTGACGCCCGTCTTGGTCAGCCGGGTCCGCCCCGACCTGTCTCACCCGAAGAAATACTACAAGGGCGGCAGCGCCGAATGGGGCCGACTCCGCGACGCGTTCCAGTACGACGCGCACAACGCACTGAAGTCGGCGAGCTGGGGGCTGGGGCAAGTCATGGGCTTCAACTACGAGCTGGCCGGCTGCGAGACCGTCGAGGACATGGTGGTCGAGGCATTCAGCGGCGAGCCGGCGCAGTTCATGCACATGATGAACTACATCGACAAAAAGGACTTGTTGCCCGCGCTCCGCCGCGGCGATTGGCGCGAGTTCGCTCGGGGGTACAACGGCCCCGGGTACGCCCAGAACAACTACCACACTCGGCTCGCGGGCGCGGCAAAGCGCTCCAAGTTCGCGTAGAATACGATGATCGGGACGAACATCATTTTTCAGCCAGGGGTGGCTGCCAGGCCAACCCTGAGAAGATTTATGGCGCCGAAGCCAGCGAGCGAAGAAACTGTTGACCGCATCATGAGCGCGCTGGCGCGCGTTGATGACCGACTCAGAACCTTAGAAGTGTCGGTCAAGGTGCTGTCGGTTAAAGTGGACAATGCGATTGCAGACTCGCAAGCCGCCCTTCAACGAGCGGCGGACACAAACGGGCGAGTTAGGGGCATAGAGGAAACGCAGAAGCACGACCACGTACTTGCAGCGGCTGCGCAAGCGTCTCTCGACAAGCATTTGGCGGAGTCTGGTCCGCTAACGGACGCGACGCAGACCCTGGTCGCCCTCGCCAAGGCGGAGCAGGCCAGGGCGTGGGTTCACAGGCGTGGCGGCATGTTTTTGCGCTTCGTAGTGCTGGTCGCCGCCGCCGCTGCGGCTGTTGGCAGCATTGGGGCCGGTGCCTGGCATCTCATGAAAGAGACGGTGATACATACGCTAAGGTAAGGTGGGTAAAATGCTCAAGTTAATAAGTTCTGACTTTGATATTTTGCCTTCGCAAATATTGCCTGCGGCAAAAGAACACTTGCGTGTCGAGTTTGACAGAGATGACCAATACATCAAAGGCGCCATTGCTCGTGCTATCGCAGAGATAGAATCGGTAACAGACTTAACAATTAACTCGAGCCAGTGGCAATGGCAGCCTACGAGTTGCTATACGACTCGGTATATTCGTATCCCGAAAATCCCTGTACGTCAGTTGCTAGATAGTGACTTACAAGAAGTAGAGATTATATGGAACGACCCTATTGGCTACATTGAAGGTTCCAAAATAGGTAATAGGTTCACAATAGTCGCTGGCTATGCAGATATAAAACAACTTCCCCCGGCCGTTATGAACGCAATCTTGATGCTGACTGGCACACTTTATGAGCAACGTGAGGCAGTGCAGGCCGGTTCCTTTAATGAACTTCCAGACATGGCTAATCGATTGATGGCTGGTCTGTGGCGCCCTTCCTGCTGAGGTTTACCCCATGTCCTACGCTCGCCAACTTGCTGATATCTCCCGTCATGGAATTATCACGGTCAACACTGTTGCGGATCTTCGGGCGCATCCGTTTGTCAACTCACCTGAGCTGATGTTTGAAACGCTCGGTGCTCTGTCGGCCGCCGATGGTGGCGGCGGCTTATGGCGTTGGGACGCTGCAAGCTTAGACGACGACAACCTTGGGACGGTGGTGTTGCCGACCGGGCATGTTGGTCCTGGGCGGCGTGAGCGGGTCTTTTCAGGATTCGTAAATGCTTGCTGGTTTGGCGGCACAACCGCAGCCGCTATTCAAGAAGCCATTTTTGCATGTTATGCAGAGGGCGGCGGCACGGTGCTAGTGCCGAAAGGGCACTTTGTAGGTACCGACGTTATCTGGTTTGCCCCTCACGTCTCTGTTGTTGGTGAGGGCTCCGAGAGCCATGTGGAAATTACGGGTGGGGCAGTCTTTGGTTACGGGGAGCATTTTCATCCTGCAGCCATTAACGCTGGTCATTATACTTTTCACCCTCTTAACAGTATTGCTGGAGGGAGTAGCAGTGTTACATTGACGAATGCGGCTGATGCGGCAAACTACTCGGTCGGGGATATCGCTATGGTTTCGTCGACTGGGTTTGATTCCCCAGGGATGTTTGAGTTTGTAGAGCTAAATCGCATTGTCGACATTGACGGGGGTGTGCTTACTTTTGAGTCTGGATTTGTTGACGATGTTGCGTCGGCGCAAATTGCAAATCCGAAAGATATGATCGGTGATAGCGGGCACCCGTTGAACCTAAAGGCCGCGCTGGAAGGTGTTACCCTTAGCAACCTTAGGGCGACGTGCAGCGATCCGCAATACCAAGCGTTGCGTTTGAGTGGTTTGTACAACGGTTCCATTCATGACCTGTGGTTGACTGGGTCTCACATGCTGGCGTTCAACCTCAGCACTAAATCTAAGTTTTACAACATAATCAATAATGTCACTGTTGACGCTAATCTCACTAATACGCGACTTGTGGAACTTAAAATGGGTTCCTATCAAACGCAGCTTTGGGGGTTACAGCAGAACGTGGTAGCCCTTGCCGGGGCGACGCCGAGTATACAGCCTCCTGTGAACATTGGCGAGCGTTCGCGCGATATCTCTATTCGTGACGTTATCTTCAACGCTAGCGGCCACCATTTTAATGAGGATTTTATTCGGCTCTATCGTTGTAATCGTGTTAGTGTTTCGAATGTTAAAGCCAATTTGAAAAGCTGCACAGCTGACCTTATGGACATTCGAACAGAGGATGTAATGCCCGACGCGAGTTTTGATATTACAAACATCAACATTTTGCTGGAAGAAGGCTCTTTTACTTACGGCATTGCGCTTCGCTCCGTGCCGACGGGCATCGGTCACGTAAACGTTAACAATGTTAGCATACTGGTGAAAAATCCATCTGCTGGCACTAAAACCGCTATTTTAACTCCCTCTGAACAGTCGGGAACCTACTTGTTGTCAAATGTCAGTATACCGCAAGGGCGTCTGTTGCTAAACGACCCTGGCAACAGCAAAAGCGGTTCGGTCAGGATTGAGAATGCCGTCGTTGACAGTATAGCGGCAACCGACCCAAACAACCCTGGTGTTGTGCTTAGCGGCATTACTGTTTTAGACAATACGTCTCAACCATTACCAATTTATGTTCTTAGACATACTCTGCTTACTGGAACGGTAAAAGCGTTCAGTTATGAGTTGAAGCAAAATCCACAATTCTACCCTGATGGTTTCTCTTTGGACATTGACATACGGGGCTCTATAGACGGCACTCGTACGACAGCCACGACGTTAACCCTTACGTTTGCTGGAACAACTGCTTTTACCATGACGCTGGATCCAGCTGATAATGGGGCATTCTGCATCACAGGAAGACTGATAAGTCTATATATACGCAGGTTCTTTTACAACGGCATTTATTGGAAAGCAAATAGCGCAGACACGCCAACAACGGTCAATAAGAGTTATCTAGGTATCGATTACGATTATACAACGACTACGTTGCCTTTGGATTTAGATATTGTGGCCGGTGCGGATACAGTGCAAATATACCATGCTGAAGTTAGGATCTCTATGCCGAACAACAGTGTTTACCCGTCTGCGGACTGGAGTGTTTCGCCGTGAAGGCGGGACGCCTACGCCACCGGGTCCGCATCGAAACTGTCACCGACGGTACGGACTCGCTTGGCGCACCGACTAAGACTTGGACCGAAATCGCCGAGGTCAACGCTAGCATTGAGTCGTTGCGTGGGCGTGAGTATTTCGGTGCTAGTCGTGACTTGGGCGAGGAGACGTGGAAGATCACCATCCGCGAGATCCCTGGTGCGCATATAGACGGCACACATCGCTTCATCGACGCGGACACGGGGGCGATTTTCGATGTGACGGCGGTGCTTGATTCGCACTACCGCAACTTCCTTACCGTGGCAGCAAAAGCCGGGAGCAGCCATCCATGAACGGCGAAGCCGCGCTCTACCAAGCAATGGCCGCCCAAGTGGCACCCGTGCCTGTCTACCGGCTACACGCACCGCAGGCAGACGACTTGCAACCGGTGCGCACGCCTTATGTTATCTTCAGCCGTGAGCAGTTCAGCGGCGCGGACCTGGAGAACTTCTGCGACGCCGATGTGTCGCTGACCGACAGTTACATCGTTGACTGTCTCCACCACGACTATGCTGGGGCGCGTGAGCTAAACCGGCAAATGACTGCGGTATTCCGGGCATTCAAAGCGGCGCCGGATTCCGTGTTCGAAGACTATGACGCCGCTATGCGGGTATACCGCATCACATCATCGTTTACTTTTGGAGGCTAGATTAATGCCCAAACTCACAACCCGTAACTTGGGGATCTACCTCTCCCAAGCTTCTAAACCCGCCCCGGCTGACATTATCACTAACGTGACCAATGCAGCCCCCGCCGTTGTCACCCCGACAACAATTGGCAACTACGCTGATGGCGATATTGTCTTAATTACGGGGACTGGTTTTGCATCTCTCGATGATAAGTATTGGCCGATTAGTGGAGTGACCGGCACAACTTTCGAGTTGGACTGTTCCGATGCTAGTGGCGAGGCTGCCCCTGCGACTGAAGGGGTCGCCCGGGTTTACAAAATGACCGGGCAGAATGCCAACCTTGTGCAGTGGTGTTTGACAAGCTATAGCTACGATCAACCTCAGGCTGAGACTATTGACCAGTCTACTTTCTGCGGGACAGCTTCCGCATCCGGGCAGCCACAGCCTGCGACTTATACGACCGCAGGGATTCTTGATGGTTGTGAGGAAGGTTTCGGTGAAATGCTGAAGGCACTTGAAGACGGAAAAGACCGGTTGATGGTTTTCAAGTTGCCGTCAGAGCCGCCTAGTTGGGTTTTCCAAACTGTAGACATCGGCTCTTATAGCGAGTCATACGAGCTTAACGCGTCTATCACGTTTACAAGTGGAGGGGCGATTAAGTCAGGACCTTTCCGCGTGTACTGCAAGTCTTGCGTTGATTACCTGCCGATCAATGCTGCAATTGCTGGCACCGGTACTGCGAGCGCCACCATTACCTTTACTGGTGGACCATCTGATGCTGAATATACGGTAACCCTCACCGCTTCTACGGCGGCTGGTGCTATTACTGGGTTGACGCCAGTCTCAGTTGCGCAGGGGGCTACTATCGCGCAGGTGGCCACCGCGGTTGCTGCTGAGCTTGACGGAAAGCAGGACGCCGGCACCACCGATACCCTTGTGGCCAGTGCTGTAGACGGGGTCGTTACCGTTACCGAGTCCGGTGGCGGCAACATTGTGACGCTCACTGCGGTTATCGCGTGAGCGTATTTTGCACAGGTACGTGCGTACTTGACGGAGATGTGTATGAAATACTTTGTTTTGCCTCTGCTGGCGGTCCTCGCCGCCCCTGTCGCCGCGCACCACGCCGCCGAAGGCATCATCAGCGAAGACCTCTACGACCAGATCGAAGAGAGCCTGGAGGGCACCCCGCACCTGGACATGGACCTGTCCGTGGTCGGCACCGACACCGACATGATGGTGGTGACGACCATCACAGTTCCGACGGAATCGGTCGACGAGGTCGTGGAAATCATCGCCGACGAAATGACCGGCTCCGGCTCCATGGTGGAGTCGTCCATCGACATTACGCTGGACGTTGATGGTGACATGTCTACCGTCACTGTGTTCGAGGACATCGGCGCTGGCGAAAGCCAGTATTGACTTAGCATGGCTGTAATAGCGCGTCGCTGTTACAGCCACATTAAACGAGCAGAAAATGAACCTCAAAGTTATTCACATTCCAAATTCTCCGCTTGGCAACACTGTGGAGCTTCGTGAAATGACCATGCGGGATTTTGTATCAGCGCAAAAAACTATCGGCGCCAAAGAAGAGGGGTTGGAAGTTTCGCTAGAGTATTTGTCTAAAATGCTCTATGTGGACAACCAACGGGTTACGTCAGAACAGTTAGGCGATTTTGGCATGTCGGCGGTGCTTCCATTGCTTTCTGCCATGAATAAACTCATGCCGCAGGAAGAGGAGGGAAAAGACTAGCTCCCACCGAAGAGTTCTTATACTTTCTCGCGTGGGAGTTGAAGATGACGGTTGGAGAGATGTGCGAAAAGATGACCTTGCCAGAGTTCGTAAAGTGGCAGACGTTCTTTGAAAAGAAGGCTATGTTAGAGCGTGGAGAGCAAGACCCCGAAGAAATGGACGAAAATGCTCTGGCGAAAGCTTTTGGGTTTGGATAATGGCAAAAACCTTCATAAAAGACAAAGACCTTTTTTCCGCCGGGAACCGGTCAGCCTTGGCCGTCTTAGGTGTTGATGAGTTTAAGAGTGTGAAAGCGTTTATGGATTCTGAGCGCCTAGAAGACGTGGTTAGGGTAACAACCTTAGACGAGGTGAGGGGGCAGATACCGGAAATCGTTGACGGGCGCGTTGGGCTGAATAACATTAAAGACTATGAAGGCAGCAAAGCTAGGTTATTAGAAAAAATGCCTTGGGCTAGTGTTGCTGTGCTGACGCCAGCAGGACAGTTCGCTCGTCCAGACCTAACAGAAGAGCTGCGGTGGCTGTATCAAGCGCTCGTGACGGCTTCTTCCCCGTTTGCCAGTACAGGTAACTACCGGGCCTCTTTCCGGTACGTGGTGGGCCGTACAGTAAGTCGTGGCCTACCTAAAGGAGACGAAGGGCAATGGACTGTTGCTGGAGTAACAAACATCGCCGCGTATGCTAGTGCGCTTGAAAATATGCGGTCTAGAAATGTTTTTAGACGCACATTTAGTAAAGTGCAAACTCGAGCCAGGAGTAAAAATTATGACGTAAGAATGGATTATCTTAACGAAGTTTCTGAACTCGGTACAAAAGGTTTTTCGTACCCTTCGCCTGTAATCTGGATAGGGCAGTTAAATAGTATGCGCGGCCGTACTGGTTTGCAATTCCGCAAACGTCCACAGGGCCGGCGCCGGCGATGGAATAGGTAATGGCTAGGCAAACACTAGAAATTGTCCGCAAGTACACCGCTGACACAACTGGCTGGCAGCGGGCGCTACAGAACATTGATCGCAGCAGCGCGAAAACTGCTAAGTCAATGCGCAATGTGGAAACTAGCATTGATCGTGTCGGTAAATCCATGCGCTTACTTGGCAACCTTGCAAAAGGGTTTGCCTTTGGGTTCGCAGGCGCATTTAGCGTTCAGTCACTTCGCAGCGTTACGCAATTTGCCGACGAGCTTAATAACACTGCTGACCGAGTTGGTGTCAGTGTTGAAGCAATTCAGGCCCTTAGGTTTGAAGCTGAAAAAGTCGGGCTCTCTTTTAGCGCCACTGACACAGCCCTGCAAAGATTTAGCCGCCGGATTGCAGAAGCCCGTCAAGATTCCGGGGTGCTAGCTAAGGTATTCGAGCAATACGGCGTAACGCTTAATGATGTTGAAGGGAATCAAAAAAGCGTCAATACCCTGCTGGAAGAATTTCGTCGTGTTTTGTCCGGCATTGAGGACCCTGCCGAACGCAACCGGGTTGCAATGGCAGCATTCGACACTGAAGGGGTGAAGCTAGGGCAAACGCTTGGCAATTTGAATGGGACAATCGCGGAAACTACAGAAGAGCTTGCTAGGCAAGGTCGTGTTATTCGGCAGGAGGCAATTACCGCTGCTGCCGAACTAGAGACAAGATTTACAGAAACAGCACAACGTTTGCAAACTGTTTGGCGCAATGCCGTAGTTAACGTAGTCCAGTTTATAGACACTCTTGTGGCACGTTTCCGTGGTTTGGATGACCTTGGGCGTGGAACCACTACCTACCAATTAGACGTTGACATAAGTGAAGTTCAACGGAAAATTCAACAAGTAACAACGGAAATAACAAACCTTTCGTCCGACAGCGGCGGCGGGTTCGTTGGATTTTTCCAACGTACTTTTGGCTCTGACAATGCTTTAGAAGAGGCACGAAAAGCTCTCGCTAAATACCGAGACGAATTAGAATCCCTAATTCTGCGCCGCAATCAACTCGCGGCTTCTGCCCCGGCTGTGTCAGATGTGGCGCCTGTTTCGTTACCGGAAATACCGGACGTGACCGGAGGTGGTAGCTTATCTGGGCAGGCATCTGAAGTAGAGCAATGGGCTGACACAGTAGTTCAGTCCCTCAAGCTGACTAGCGCACAGGCCGCCAGGTTCCGCAGTCAGGCGGAAGCGTTTACTGCTGCCGCACAGAAATTCGGGGTTGATCGAAACCTCCTTGTAGCGCTGGCCAAACAGGAGTCTGGTTTTAACAAGGTTGCTCGGTCGACAAAAGGTGCAATCGGTGTCATGCAGTTAATGCCCGGCACCGCACGGGATATTGCACGACAAACCGGCATTAGCTTTGAGCGATTGGTGAACGACGCTTCAGCCAACATTGAAGGTGGCGCGTTCTACATTGCCAAACGGCTAAAACAACTTGGTGGGGATGTAGAACTTGCCCTTGCCGCTTATAATGCAGGGATCGGAAACGTTCAAAAGTTTGGCGGTGTGCCCCCGTTTGCAGAAACACAAGGTTATGTAAAAAATATCATACCAGACTACGAGCGCCTGTCTGCTGCGACTGGTAATCTAGCCTTTGTTAGCGACGATGCCGCGCAAGCTATTCAAAGGCAAGGGCAAGTCTTAAACGAAATCCAACAGGTGTATCAAAGCACCCGTACCCCGGCAGAGCAGTATGCCGCAACGCTTGAAAGGTTGCGCGGCTTGCTCGATAGTGGGCTAGATCAAGAGACGTTTGTTCGTGCAGCACAGCAAGCGCAAGCCGCTTACTTTGCTGCAAGTGAGGGCGCTCTACAAGCTGTAGAAGCGACAAACACGCTTGCACAGAGCGTCGGGCAAAACCTTACGGTTAGCTTTGGTTCCTGGATTGATCGGGCCGTGGAAGGGACCTTTAAGCTAAAGGACGCCCTCCGCGGTCTAGCGGCTGATATCGCCAAGCTTGCGCTACGGTTTGCGCTGTTTGGTAGTGGCGGTGGCGGTGGTCTTTTGGGCGGTGTGCTTGGCGGGCTGTTTGGTTTTGCCAAGGGCGCTGCTTTCTCCAGCCTGCCGCTACCGCAGGGCGTTTATGCGCAGCCTACCTACTTCACCATGCCTAGCGAGGGGCCGCTGAAGCGGTATGCACAAGGCGGCGTACTGGGTGAGGCAGGTCCCGAGGCCGTGCTACCACTGAAGCGTGGCGCCGATGGCAAGCTTGGGGTCCAAGGCGGCGGAACTGAAGTGGTGATAAATAACTACTCTGGTGAAGACGTTAGCCGTCGGACACGACAACTTGGTGACCGCGAAATAATCGAAATTGCTATTGGGCAAATGGATGATCGGATACAACGTGGCGGCAATTCTACAGCCCGCGCGTTGGACCAAGCTTATAAGTTACGAAGGGGTAGATAATGGCTTTGTCACCAGAAATGCAGCAGCGCTACACTAGTGAAGTTGACGTAGACTGGTGGGACGCTCTTATTCTTTCTCATAGCGCTGCTGGTTCATATTTTTTGACGAATGACCATCAAGCACAAACTGGTTTGTTTGAAGGGGTTAATCGGGTTTTCCAACCCATACCGTTTGAAGTTGTGCTCCCTGTTGTGGATGCAGAGGGACAGCAGGATTTAAGCATTCGGGTTTGCAATATAGGTGAAGAGATGTGGAATGCTCTTCAGAATGTTCGTAATAGACCTGAAGAGCCAATCCGGTGTCGCGTTACCCAATACATCAAAGGGGTGCTAGACCCGCAGTACGATCCTCCTTGGGATCTTAGTCTAACGGATTTGACATTAGACACGTTCGTCATGTCTGGGACTGCCACTAGGGTGGACATATTCAACGCAAGATTTCCTAGAGAACTTTATAGACCGGACCTTTACCCGGGTCTGACTAGAAGATGAATGATTTAATCGGAAAACCGTTTCAGTGGCAGGGCCGTGGGCCAAATGCTTACGACTGTTGGGGGCTGACTCTGGAAGTTATGTCTCGGTTAGGTATCAATTGTGATTACGTGCTAAGTTTTGGAAAAATGGATTTCGAAGTAATAAATGAATACATAGAAAACAGCAGGGCGTCTCCAAAATGGCAAGAAGTCTCCCACCCAAAAAAGGGCGACGTATTAATATGCGGGACTTCAAGACAATGGGCTCACGTTTGTCCTTTTGTTGATGAAAGCAGTGTCCTGCACATAACCAAGGGGCAAGCCGGAGTAATAAGGATAGACCCCAGAGTACTCTACCGGCTTGGCTATAAAAAGCAAAAGGTTTTAAGATGGCTAGGATAATCATTGTTGACAATCCGCTGAACCCATCTGACTACCAAATCAGAGAATGGGTAGGCCCCTACTGTTCGAATGATGGACAGAGCGGCTTTTTGAACAAGTTTTATCCTGAGGGTTTCCCGGGCAGCCATCAAACATTTCTAAACAAGGCCCCTCTTCCTGTTGAAGATTATGGCCTGGTGCTTGCCCCGGGCGACGAAGTGGTGCTGCTTGTGGCTCCAGGCGCACCCGTGGCAGCCGCTGTTGGTGCTGTTGTTAGTGCTGTGGCTGCGAGCCCGGTGCTTGCTGCGCTTGCTGTGGCGGTCGTATCTACAGCGGTCAGTTACGCCCTAGCCCCTAGCGCTCCAAAACTAGATGTCGCGTCTTCACCATCTCAAGTGTCTCTGCCGAAAGCAGAGTCTGTGTATAACCTAGCTGTCCCGCAAAATCAAGTTAGACTTGGTGACTCAATCCCCGTAGCTTACGGGAAAAATAGAATAGTTCCTGATTATGCAACACAAGCATGGTCAAAATATCACGAAAATAACCAATGGGTGTTTTTGCTGTTCTGTCTCGGTCAAGGAGAGTACGGTATTTCTGATATTTATATTTCTAACACAAGTGTCAACCGGTTGGCTCCTGGCTCAGTGAGCTACAAATCGTATAGCCCTACTGACCATACACAGACAATCGGCTTTATAGACTCCGATTTTGTGGATACTATTGGGGGCTTTCCAGAAAATGTCATCACTTCTATTGAAGTTTCTGACATTGAATTGGAAACACCAACAGAATTGTCTAGTTCTGGTACGATTTTAGCTGCCGATGCAATTGACGTTACCACAGCCGATATTCCCCCTATCGGTACTACGATATACATTTTCGGTGTTCCCCACACTATTGAGACTGTAAACGGTTCACAGATTACAATTTCGCCAGCCACCCTTGATCAACCTTTCTTGCTCTTTAGCGCATTGAGAGGGGACGCTCGAATAGTAAACGGCGACTTAGAGATTAACGTGCTTAATTTCGACAACTTTAAGAAATTGGTTGATAACACACAAACAGGTGACGCGTTAACTGTCTCTTTTGGCGGGGCTTCTGATTACGTTATCTCTGGAGAGATTGGGGCGATAGCAATTAACTACGTCTTGACCCTGACAAATATAACCCAAACAGGCGCAAATACTTTCTCTTCGCCAGACTGGGTCATTTATACCGACATCGATATAGAAAAAGCCGCTTCTTCTGTCGGCGACCCCGTGTCGTTTATTTACTATGACGTCTCTACTTTACAACAGTTCATAGTGGGCGGACCTGGGCAGGAAATAGGCACTATTGAAATTGACTACGTGTTCCCCGGCGGGCTCTATAAAGTAAATAAGGAGTCGGGGGAGCTAGAGTCAAACAGCGTAGACTTTTTGCTGGAGGCAACACAAATAGACCAAGACGGGAACCCTACTGGCGCCCCCACTATCTCAACCACCTGGAACGAGACTCTAGCGACAACTACCCCGCAAAGGCGAACGAATGGGCTTATTGTCCCTTCCGGTGACTACTACTTGGTAAGATTTGCCAGAACAAGCGCCGCATCTGAGAATGACTCAAGAGTTGTTGACAGGGTGCTTTGGACTGGGTTGAAAGGGTTCGTCTACGCTCAATATGGGGGGAAGGGGTATGGAGACGTTACCCTACTAGCAATGAAGATCAAAGCGACTAACGGCGTTAGCAGTAACGCTTTGAATAGGATTTCAGTATCTTGCACTCGCAAACTCAACGGGGCTGACACTACCTCTGCCCAGGATGCTTTTATTGATATATGGTCAAATGTGAAATACGGGGCAAACCAAAACTCAAGCCTAATTGAGGGGACCCTTTCCGGGTCTTTTAACGCTGTGTTTGATTTTCAATCCAATGTATGGGAGGCCCTGCAAACGGTAGCAAATGCCGCAGACTATCGCATTTTCCCTCGCGGCTCTGAGCTAGTTTTGATTGACGACAATCCTAATCTTGTCCCCGTCATGTCTTTTGTAGAAGGTCAAACTAGCGGCGGACTTATTGAAGAAAATTCGCTTAGTGTTACTTATGCTTTGGGAAACAGAACCGATGAAGACGGAGTGGAAATAGAATACCGTGACGAGATAACTTATGAACCGGCTTACGCTTTGTACCCAAGTACCAGTGTGCGCCCACGTTCAGTTAAGCTGATAGGTTGTACCTGTAACGATACAGCAGTGGCCAGGGCTAGAAAGATCTGGAATAAGAGCCAATTTAGTAGGTTTACTTGGAAATTCAATTCTGAGCTAGATGCACTTATTTTGAACCCAGGAGACGTAATAAACATAGTGCCTTTGAACAAGAGTCCAGTTCTTTGTGTAGTGTCTGAAGTACGTCACACTGGTGGAACAAAGACATCCGTCATTGCCTTTGAGTACGATGAGAGGGCTTACGCATGACTACTTGTATAGAGACACTAGATGTCGTTAGCGGTGAACCCTGTGCAGGCGGCTTAATTAGCACAGTTGATTATAATTTGCCATGCCCAAGCATTTCGGCTTTCAGTTACTCAGTGAATGCCGGAATAATCCGAACGTCAGTTGCCACTGGGTATGCAAGGCAGCGCCGCTTGTTTAGCGACAGACCGACCACCTATGACTTGACTTGGACTCTAACAACAGATCAATTGCATGCATGGGAAGCGTTCGCAAACAAGCATGGTTACGGGTGGCACTTTTTGCCCATGGTCACTGGTCAATGCCCGGTATGGCATCCTTCCGAACACCCGATTAGGTATATTTCTGATTGGCAGGTTAATCTATTAACCGAGAATGTTTGGGAGGTAGCCGTACAGGCCGAGCAGTACAAGATAGACATGGATTGTTGGCTTTGCTTGTATCAAGAAAAACTAACCGAATGTTTGGTCTTTGAGGTGAATTTAGCAGACCCAGTAAACTGGATCCAATTACATCAAACCGCAGGCGACGCTGCGGCGTGGAGTGACCCTAATGGCTGAATGTTGTAACACTTTCTGTGAGGC